CTTCCATTGGTCTTGTATTTTACTTTGCCGTCTTCCACATATGCAGTGCCATCATTGTATAACTGCCATTTCATCAGTCGTTTTAATTGTCTCTTGGATGTTGTCATCATAGGCCATATTGTTTGTTCCCATTGTAATATTTCCACTGAACAATGTTGATCAAATCTACTTGCGTCCAAACCAATGGCCACAGGTTTATCAAATTGCTCCCACATGTCAAGCAGAGCTTTGGCTTGACCAATACAATCCATTCCTTTCAGAACAGTTGGCCCACCAAATATTAAGCTGATTTCTTTGAACAGTGGTTTTTCCAAATGCTTAATTATTTTCCCGAGTGCTGCTGAATATCTAAATGTTCTTGGTTGAATAATTCTTGGTGCAGGATCAGGTTTACTACTAAAATTAATTTTTTCTATTTTAACAAAAGATTTAATCTTTGCATCCTTTTGGGTTGCTGATTCGCGTAACAGCGATTCACAAGCGTCCTCATATCTTTTCTTCTTAGCGCCAATATACGTAGAGCAAAATTGCTCGTCACTTAGAGGAGGAATTGGAAAAGAGGTGTTATTGCTAACACTTTTCTTAAAACGATCATGAAACGGTTGCAGAAGATTAAATAAATAACCCTTCGACCTAGGCTTCGGACATGCCTGCAACCCACCATTACTGGCGGGTACAAACAAGACTCTTTCTGCCACGGCCCGCTGGACGTTTTGAAGGGTGTTCGAATGTGCCCCAAACCGCACATCTGAACATATTCCAGTATGTATGTTATAAGTTTTAACTTTCTTGGGTGATATCCTAGGGACCACTACCATTCCACCCACTGGGCCATGATTAATCTTGGTCTCCAGTAATGGTAGCTTCCTTAGGCAACCCTATTTACTGCCATCAAGACCAAAATGGTCCATGGCTTCATTTACTGCATTTCCCGAATTTGTTGAAGAAACCAAATTCATTAAAACAGATTGATAATTGGGGAGAAAATACATAGTCAATGCAACATTGAAACTTCTGCAAACATCAAAATTTCGCATTCCAAGCCCACCATCCTTGACAGACATAGACATGTAATCTCTAAT